TTCCGTTCTCAATTACAAAATCTCTTACTTTGCTAAATGTTATCATTTTTCCTTTGTGTTTTATTGTATCTCAAAAATATTTGTAGGTATTCCGCCAGTAAAAGCTTCAGGTGTTAGGCAGTTTACAGTCATTGTATCCGCCTCGCTATCTTCTTTATAAATTATTTCATTAATTACAAACTTTTGCTTTTTGTAAATAAATAATTCTGGATTTATAAATTCTATTATTTGACCACATAATAATTCATAATCTATTTTAGGAAGTTCTAAACCTAACTGAATACCTCTTAACTCGGCTGCTAATACGTTTTGAGCAGCTTCTATAGTGCTAGTATCATCTCCGCTGGAAAGTATCTTACAGACGCTTCTAATTTGTCTAACATTTGGATTTCTAACACTATCTAAAGTACTAACGCCTTCGTTTTCGTCACTCGGTTGACGTCTTACTGTTATATCGCTATGAAAAGCTCTTCCATTTATAGCCATTTTACTGGATAATAAATTTGAACTATCATAAGACCTTACAGGCTTTGAGCCTATAAAAGCCTTAAAATAGTAAACGTCTCCTTTTTTCGTGTGACCAATAACTATATTTCTTTGACTTGCTAATTGCGTTAAAAAAGATGCTACGGATTGAGTAGGTTGAGCCACCGCCTTTTCATACACCAAATTCATTTTATTTGCTACATTGCTTTCTATAACTTGATTTATTCCGAAAAGACCTAATAATTCAGCAGATATTTCTTTTAAAGACTGATTGTTTTTCTCCAAAGAATAATCAACCCCTAAATCTATTCCTATGTTATCTAAAACATCATCAGCCAATTCGGCAGCGGTTTCAAATAATGTTTTATTTTTTTCTTGAAAATTGTAAAATTTAGGTGGCATTGTAACATCTTCTAATATACCGCTTTTTGAATAACCGCTAAAAGATACTAATTGTGGCGTTTTAGAAGATGCGAAATCATTGTTAATAATATTACCAGTGAGCAGCAAATCCATGTCGTTTGAAAATATCTCAATCTTAGGATAGGTTAAAGGTTTAAATATTTTTTGGTGCTCAACATTATCTGGATCAAATCTAGCATCAAAACTAAACACACTAGCAAAAGTATCTAAATTGAATTTTAGAGTTAAATTGCTGAAATGATTAAAAAATTTATTTTCTATTTTTATTTTCATGTTATGTAATGCATTTACGTTTTTCCCCTAAATATAATAAGTAATTAACCTTCCTTTTTTTATCCTATAAGTTTCGTTCAATCCAATTTTATTAATCCGCTTAAAAGTTTGCAAATTTTCATCACTTGCAAGTCCTAAAAAACGATGAGTTAAAACAATTAAATTACTATCTTTTTCTAAAATAACACTCCTTTCTTGTCGAGCGTCAAAACTAAGAACAAATAAAGCCTGGCCTGTGTAAGTTATTAAGTCAATTAAAGCAGATTGAAGGCCTATATCTGGGGAATATTCATCGCTTGTATTTTCTATTGGCACTTGATTTGCATCAATCGTTAATAAATAATCATTATACAAAAAAAGAAGATCAGAATTTACGCTTTCAATATCAGATCTAACTATGTAATCATCTGGCAAAGGATTAACAGCAGATTTTGCGAAATTGCCTAATAAAGTAGCTGATTGAGTTTCGAAATAATATTTACTTTGCCGATTTTCTGGATTTATAGTATTTTTTATTTCTGCATAAGCCGCTTTAATTGAATCAATTTTACTCCTTATATTTCTGCTAAAATTAGCCGGTTCGCTTAGCACTAATTGAGCGCTACTAATTGCAACCTCAGTTTCTTGGACAAGTAAATTTAAATTTCCTAAAGATTTATTCTTTAAGGCAGTATATTCGTTGAAATTAATAGAATCTGGCTCAAATCTAGCCGCCGAAATTTCTATTGATGATTTTAAATCGTTTATATCGCCTGTTTGTGGCTCAGCTTTTGAAACATAATTTTGTATTCCTATGCTATTAATTTGATTAACGCGCTCATTAACTTCATCTGGTATTGAATCTGTATCTTGTGGGTAATCATCAGCTATGCTTTCCCAAAATAAAACGTTTATTTCTGTATTGCCAAAACTATTGTCATTCCTCTCTATATTAGTTGGATGACCACTTAAAGTTCCATAAAAAGGATGAGTAACAGTCCATAATCTTTTATCCTTTGCGCTGTTTTCAAAAGCTTTTGCCTGATCTAAATTATCCTCTCCAGTAAAATAAAAATTAAGCGGAAAAGATCCAGATTCAGATTCTTTTCGATCAATAAAAGAACCTTTTACGTTTATAAAATCATACTTTGCAAAATTCAGTTTTGTTGATTTCGTGCTATCTCGCCAAAGTGGATAATAAACCGCTCCATCACCTGTTTTAATAGTAAATTTTATGTTTTCTAAATTGTCTTTCCATGCCATTATTTCCAATGTTTTTTAAGTTGATATTCTGCGTTTTTTTTGTAGAATATATTTATCTTTTTTGAAGCTTTCGTTTTTGCTGCTCTAATAAAACCTCTACCATTTACATTAGCACTATCTGATTTTTTTAATATAAATAGTTTTTTTAATTTAAATCTAGGGCCTTGGGTGTTTGTACTTCTCTTAACGCCACTTAATTCATATAAAGTACCCCTTCCTGTACTACCTAAAAGCATATACTTTTTTCCGCTTGCAGCAGTTGACATTACGGCTGCAACGAATTTAGAATTTCTAGTTCCTTTATGAGATTTAAAAGCATTTCCAGCGTTATGAGCTTCCAAAGTATTTAAACGGTTTTTTCTTTTTAACCTTCGCCCTTTACTTTTTGATATTCTAGCATCATCATGTGGAACTAAACGACCAGTATCTAAATTTCCACCGAACTCTTGTTTCTCCATTTCATTAGCAATATCAGCGTTTTTCTTAGAGTCTATTCCAGCCATAGAAACCATTGAATTAATTTTAAATCCGCTAGCTTTATCAACGGTACTAAACGCCTTTAAAAACGTTTTTCTTCTAGTAATAAATCGCTTCGCGCCTTGTATTGGAATTTCTTTTTTAGTTTCAAAAGCAGCATTGTTTAGCGTATTTCTAACCGCACTAGGTAAAGCAGACCTGTGTAGCTTATCCAGCTTAACAGTCAATTTAATAACCTCGTCTGCATCTAGTTTTAGCATTTCATTGCAATTAATTTTTTACGGTTGCTCGCTTCGGATTTATATATTCCACAAATTACCAATAAATCCACTTTTAAAATAAATCTTAGAATCTTGCACAAGCACCTGGCCGTTAGTATTATTTAAAAACTTTTCAAAAGTTCTAGTACCTCCAGTAACTGGATAGCTGTATAAATTCCCATTTATAAAAGTGTAAAATTTTGAATCTTTTATAAAATAATTTGTTGTTTTTTGAAAATCAGAATCTAAAGTTATGTCAGAAGATGCGGCAAAAGTAAAGGTTATAGTATTAAAAAAATATGCTCTTACCTTGAAATCATCAGCATCATTATTCCCTAAATTGCTCAAATAAACAAAATCACTATCAGCAAATAAATAAGGAATATGATCAGTAGATGATTGTTGAGCTGGTGTAAATTTAGTAACTACTGAATTTAAAGTATCTAATCTAAAAATATAGAAATCGTAAACGGTGGCGGCGTCTGTTTTTGCCATACAAACTAAAGCTTCTTTGTGAATTACTGCGTCATAAATTAATATATCGTTATTGCCTTGATCAACTCTAATCACTTGTTGAACGTTGGTAGCTTCTGGCCTGTTATTCAAAATAAACCCATCAGATAGATAATAACTTAAATTAGTTGAATTATAGCTTAATACGCCGCTAAAAGGTAGACTAATAGTGTTTTGAACTATATCTTTTGATAAATCAATTAACTTAACTCCAGTCGAATTATTAATTACTAATAACACTTGCGAATTAGCGTTAATATTAGATTGTGGGCTAAACGAATAAGTATTTGTTCCTGTGCCTGTTAATTCATAAGTAGATGCAGATAACAACGATTCTGAAACTTGACCAATAAAAACATAATTATTCGGCAAATTGTCTAAATCTACATTTATAGAAACGTCATTTTCTTCAACGGTTAGAATTTGAAGTACATCGTTTAACTCGTTTACAAAAACTTTTAAAGCATCTAATAGCTGGTATTGAGTGGTTTCGCTGTCTTCTGTTTCTGTGAAATCAACCCCCGCATCTCTTATAATTTTGTAAATATTCGTTATTACATCGCCGTAAATTTCCCTAACAACTGGAGTTCCGTCTTGAGTTGCCGTTTCGTTTCTTATTTGTCCGTCAGGAAATAAAGTATTATTTCCGTCTTGTACTATTGGTAAATCTCGTATTGTTCTCATTTATTTTATTTTATAGTTGTATTACGTCGACGTGAATTTGTAAATTTGAAGGTGCTGATTCTGTTCGTTCTATATATAGTTGACCAACGGAAACAGTGTCAGTTTTAAAATTTAATGGATTAAAATTATTATCAGCTCCAAAAACACCTAAACTTTGAACGCTCATAATAAATTTGTAATTAACGGAATCCATTTGATTTGAAAATGTCAAAGTAATTATATCTCCATTATTCGTTTCTCCTGTTTTTTGTGCGGTAAAATCACCGTTTGAAACAAAAGTTGTACCTACTGCGGAAGCTCTTACATTTCCTAGTAT